TTATTAAAGATTAGCTTTTTAGCTGTTTTCACTTTATCTAGCTGTACGTCTGTTGAACAAGTTATGGCAAATAAAGAAATATACTGTAACCAATTTTACAAGGGTGTTCGTGCTGTTGGCCGGGGCGCCCTATCAGCAACTACTGGCGTTATAGTGCCTGATGTATGTGACACCATAGATACAATTGTGGAAGCTGCGGAATGAAACTCGGTGCCCTGCTTAAATCCCTTGCACCTACTATAGCTAGTGCAGCGGGCGGGCCAATGGCCGGTATGGCTGTCAAGATGGCGGCTTCTAAGCTAGGCATACCAGACGCTACAGCAAACGAGATTGAAGACCTTATCGAACGAGAGCCTGAAAAGGCGGTATTACTTAAAGAGGCAGACAAAGATTTTAAGGATCGCATCCGAGAGATGGAGATAGACCTTGAGTCTTTTAAAACAGAAGTTGATGACAGGAAGGACGCTAGGGCCAAGTTTTCTGGGGACATTACACCCAAGGTGTTTTGCATACTGGCGCTGGTTTTGTACGGCGCTTATGTAATGACTGTGACCATCCTTCCTCATGACCAGAACGATGAGACTATTATTTCTCTGGTTTTGGGGCAGTTATCAGGCATTCTAGGCACCTGTGCGGCCTTTTTCTACGGCGGGTCAAACGGTAAAAAGTAATGAAAAAACTGCTAGAAATGTTAAAGCGTCATGAGGGCGAAGTTAAAACTAATGGTCGTCATGTGGCTTATAAGTGTCCCGCCGGATACTGGACGGTGGGTATTGGGCGTAATGTAGACCCAGAAAACGGTATTGGGCTGTCTGACGAAGAAGTAGATTTCCTCCTAGAAAACGATATTGCCAGAGTAATCAAGGAGTTAGCTACAGAATACTCGTGGTTTAACGGTCTTGATGATGTCCGAAAAGATGCTATGATTGACATTAGTTTTAACCTCGGAGCTACGCGTTTACGTGGCTTTCGACGCGCATTAACCGCTATGGAAGCGGGAAACTACACAGAAGCCTCCACAGAGTTCTTGGACTCTAGGTGGGCAAAACAGGTTGGTGGCCGTGCTTTAGAGCTGACCGACATGATTGCTAGTGGTGAGTACGCGGATTGAGGTTTAAATGGCAGTTAGAAAATTACAATTCAAGCCGGGTGTAAACAGAGAAACTACCCGGTATGCCGCCGAAGGTCAGTGGTACGAGACCGACAAGGTGCGCTTCAGACGTGGGCTACCCCAGAAAATAGGCGGGTGGCAGCGTATTTCCGCAGATACTTATCTCGGTGTAGCCCGGTCATTGCTTAACTGGGCAACTCTTAACCTGCAAAATCTGGTTGCTGTTGGTACCAACCTCAAATACTACATAGAACGAGGTGGGGCTTACTTCGATATTACTCCTATTAGAGCAACCACAGCAGCGGGTGACGTAACTTTTGCCGCTGTTAATGGTTCTGCCACTCTTACTGTTACTGATACAGCTCACGGCGCGTCACAGGGTGATTACGTGACATTTTCCGGTGCGGTATCTCTGGGTGGCAACATTACGGCTGATGTACTAAACGCAGAATACACAGTAGCTACTGTAGTAGACGTTGACAACTACACCATCACAGCCACGGCCACGGCCAATGCGTCTGACACAGGCAACGGTGGGGCTTCTGTCGTAGGTGCATACCAAATATCCGTCGGCAATGAGGTCGAAGTGCCGTTTACTGGCTGGGGTGCGGGGCGTTGGGGGTCTGGTACTTGGGGTACAGGCGGTGCTACTAATGCCCCCATGCGTATCTGGAGTCAATCTAACTTCGGTGAGGACTTATTTTTTGCTCACAGAGGAGGCGTACCGCTTTACTGGGATGCAAGCTTTGGAGTGGATACACGGGGCGTATATGTAAGCTCTTTAGCCGGAGCGTCTGACGTACCTACTATAGTAAATGTAGCGTTTGTATCAGACATATTCCGCTTTGCTTTCTGTTTTGGGGCCAATGATTTTGGCAGTTCTGTACTTGATCCCATGTTGATCCGTTGGTCAGATCAAGAAGATATATCTAACTGGACGCCTGCCGCGACTAACCAAGCAGGCAGTTTGCGCCTGTCAGAAGGCACAGAGATCATAGATGCTATCCAAGCACGTCAAGAGGTACTGGTCTGGACTGATACGGCCTTGTACGGACTACAATATCTAGGCGCTCCAGAGGTATGGGGGGCGCAGCTTCTAGGCACAAACGTTACCATAGCTAGCCCCAACGCAGCGGTATATTCCGGCAACGTTGCCTATTGGATGGGCACAAACAAGTTTTACTACTACGACGGTACAGTTAAGACGCTACCCTGTGAAGTGCGTAGCTATGTATTTGATGATTTCAACCAACAGCAAGCAGACCAAGTAATCTGTGGTTCTAATGAGCAATTTGACGAGATATGGTGGTTCTACTGCTCTGCTGGAGCTACACGAAATGACCGTTACGTAGTGTACAACTATGTTGAAAACATCTGGTACTACGGCAATTTGGCGCGTTCAGCGTGGATTGATTCAGACCTACGGGAGTTCCCGATAGCTGCTACTTTTAATAACACCTTGGTGCTCCAAGAAAATGGCGTAGATGACAACGAGACAGGCACCCCTACGGCTGTAACGGCTACTATAACCTCAACACAGTTCGATTTGGATGACGGGGACAGGTTCATGTTGATTAACAAGATGTTGCCTGATATGACGTTTACCGGCTCTACAGCGGATTCCCCTGCGGCTACCATGACTCTGAACCCCTTGGAGAACTCAGGTTCTGGGCGGTATGACCCAGCCTCAGTCGGGGGTAACAGCAGCGCGACAGTCACCAGAACAGCCGTATTGCCTGTAGAAGAGTTTACAGGGCAGGTATTTACACGGGTACGGGGTCGGCAGATGTCGATCAAAATTGAGTCTACAGAACTAGGAGTAACGTGGAAACTGGGCGCACCTAGGATGGATATGCGGCCTGACGGCAGGAGAGGTTAGTGGCTAATCGCCTGATAAATAAGGTAGAAGCCCCTGCCCTACCGATACCGCCAGAGAGAAACATACTGCGGACGTATTTAGATGACCTGAATAATATTTTGCGTTTGTTTTTCAATAGGTTAGCAAACAATATAAACTTGTTAACCGGTGAGTATGGTGGTCAGTTTGTAGAAGTCCCTAACGGATTGTTCTTCTCCACTACAGATCAACCCATAGCAGTAATAAATACCGCTCAGGTAGTTAGTTTTGAAAACACCTATTTGAGCGAAGCAGTAACGATAAACGGCGGTTCTAACAGCCAGATTACAGCAACATATTCTGGTATTTATAACTTCCAGTTTGTAGCGCAGGCAGTAAGTAATTCAGCCTCGTCCAAGAACGTGTACGTGTGGATCAGGCGAGATGGTACGGATATAAACTATTCGGCCAGACATTTGGTTTTACAAGGCTCCAACGACAGCAACGACATTGCGTGGAGTTTTAATATTGATTTACAGGCAGGGTCGTACATAGAGATGATGTGGTCATCCGACGATATAGATACCAAGCTGGATACTGAGGCTGCGGCAGCACCTCACCCCGGCGAACCGTCTGCTGTAATCACTGTAACTTTCGTCTCAGTATTGCCTGAGACACTACCGACACCTCCGTAGGTAAGAGATGAGCACTAAAACCATATACGATTCCTCTCAAGGCAGACACGATTCTTCCCAAGGCAAAAACGCTTTAGGAGAAAACCTTAGTTTACTTGATGACATCCTATATCAACTTTCTAGTCCTTCGATGCAAGAAGAAATGGAAGGTCGTTTTGAGACTGCCGAATCTTTAGCTGATAACGCCTATATGGTCTTGTCTCAAATACAGGAGCTTGTCCCCCCAGAGCAACAGGCGGAGGTAACTGCGGAGTTTTTAAGAGAGTCTGGTTTTAGTTCAGATGTTGTTGCACAGATGTTGGAGATACCTAGAGACGCTGTGGATGCAGCACTAGCAGAAGCTGGATATGGGCCAACTGGACAACCTTTACCTACGTCAACAGCAGACCCAACAGCAGACCCAACAGACACACCCTACCTACAAAAGCTGCTTGAGTTAGACATACCAATTGATGGAGATTACTCGGCAGAGGAACAAAACTTAGTTCGGCAGGGGATTGACGCCGGTGATTTTACTGTTGACCAAGTTGCGGACTATTTTGGAATACCCCCTGCTATAGTCCAAGCAGTGTATGGTGCGCCAACAGCAGAAGAAATGCTCGGTAGTATGGTAGATGCAGACACTGCTACGTTAGTCGGAGCAGACGATGAATCCGAATTTTCACTCGTACCTACCACCTCCACTACCACCTCCACTACCAGTAGCCCTAATTTAGTGCAGCAGGCTGGAACAACAGCCGGTAAGGTTATAGACAGAGTATTTCAGAGTATTGGACTCCCCTCCCCTACTAAAGTAATAGGTAATCCTAAACCCGGTGCAACCGTGGTATGGGGACAAACAAGCGGTTCTCCTGTTATTTATACAGGCACAACTCCTTCCGGCACTCAAACTGGTGTAACTACAGGACTGCCTTGGCTTGACGCCATAATTGATAAGAGCATTAAAACAGTAACAGGGCAGGGGGGCGTGCCTGATTTAGGGCAAATAAGCACTGTAGTTATACAAGAAGCTGCTAGAGAGGCGTTGGGTTTACCCGCTGGCGCTGACATGGGGCAGATAACTGATGCTATTAACAAAGTAGGGCAAGCTACAGTAGCTGCAACAACAATGACTGGAGAAGACACTGAAGGTACTGATTTATTTGGTGTTGATTTAAGTGACGACTCAAAAATAGCAGACCCTAATGGAAGAACAATCACTGTAAACAACGAAGGCCAACCTATTGGCCCTCAATTACCCACTGGCGGTGGTGACGATGATGGAAAAATAATCACTGTAAACGACGAAGGCCCAGCTATTGGCCCTCAATTACCCACTGGCGGTGGTGACGATGATGACGACGAAG